GAGGGCTATAGAAAAACTCTATAGCCTTCCAGACGACCTCTTCGACTTTGAAGATGACGAAAATGCTATAATAGATGAATGAGCGGATTTCTAGACCCGCTTAAATACAACCTATAGGAGATATAAAAATGTCAGACGGAATGAATATGACTGGTTTTAACCAGACAGGAGAGCAATCAGGATCGAACAATATCGATGCCAAGTACGCTCCAAACCCAGCTTCAGCTTTTCCAGCTAAAGATGTATCAAACCAAGCAACAGCACAAGGTCCTAAGTAATATGTGCGTTGAATGTGGATGCGAAAACGTCGGTAGCCAAACAGGAATGGCAAAGATTCCTGGCGGTATGCTAGATGTTACAAGGGATGGAGAAGCAGGTCTTACCCTAAATATGACTGCAACTCCAGAACAAAGAGAAAGATTTATTAATGAATAATGGTACAGGAATGGAGACTCCTCCAAACAGCCAACCATCAGGTGCTGTAACTTCTCAAGAAGCAACGAGGAAAAATCCAAGTCAAGGTAGATTTAAGTCTGGAATCCAGGATAAGAGAACTATGAAAATAGATCGCAATCGTCATGGTATCCGCAGAGAAACTACCGTAGGTCCGAAGAAAAGCAGACCTAAGAAAGTATAAAGGATTCCCCCGCTAATGGCCTTTGGTTGTGGTGGGGGAACTTATTATGTGTAAAGAATGTGGTAATTGTAGCAAAGAGCACGATAAAACAATCGATGACTCTATAGATGTAACGGAAGCGTTAGGTTTATAATGGATTTGCAGGCGGCAGAAACAGCTCACAAAAGAGATGATAAGGCGGAAGTAAAAAAGGATTGGGCATGTCCTTGTAATGGATGTGCAAAGGCGGTAAAGCAAGAGCGGAAAAGAATATTAGATGAACTTGATAAAATAGATACAGTTAAACTTAATGGATTAGGAATGAAGATCCTAGTTCAAGAAATGCTTACCGCAGGGAATAAAAAGAAATGAAAAAATATCTATTTAGATGTAAGACATGCAATACTATTATGTCCATTGAAACAGAGCTTGAAGATAGCAAAATTCATTTAGTTCCACCATGTCCATGCGGAAAGTCAAGAATGGACTGGCTGGGCTCGGATGCATACAAATACGGCGTGTAGACACGTCTACGAAATTATAGGAGAGCCTATCTGCCCAGATTGCGGTAGAGATACTCACGAGACAGATGGGGCCCTCCACGCCCGTTTATTCAAGGAGTACTACGACTCAGACGCACCTAAAGCCTACAAATGCCCCATAGAAGGCGGCACAATACGTGGCTGGTGGTCTATCTAACTATTGACCTATTCAAATATATATTATATACTACTCAATACGCTCAAAAGTGAAGCGGCAAGTGCGGCGAAAGAGAGAACATGTTCGATTATAAATCGGCAATGGAATCGGGCCATGCCTTCAATAAGATCGTCGCTATGCGACTAGAATCAGAAGGAATATCGGCGGAAGTTCCAGAGTTCTCATTTGCTCAATCAAAGGAAGAAATAAAGGACTATACTCTCAACGATAAGGATGTAATTGTCGGAGATAATGTCATTGAGGTCAAGAGTCGTAATCTTTCATTTGGCGATAACCCAGATTCATTTCCATATGATGATTTGATCATAGATACAGTTTCAGGATATGAGGCAAAAGATCCAAAGCCAATTGCCTATGTTATGGTTAGTCAGGTAACAGGTGGCATGTTTATATTTCCTACAGCCTTTGCCAAATCTTGGCGGGTGGAGAGAAAATATGACAGATATCGCAAGCATGAGGATAATTTCTATTTAGCTCCAAAAGAATTGGCTAGGCCTTTTAGTCAACTAGTAAATAAATTAAGGGATACAAATGTCTAAGTGGATGTGGTATGACTTTTTCGGACGAGAATGGCAGGGATTTTGCGCTTCCTGTCGTAAAGAGCTTTTTGCGCCCACTAGGGCAGATTTTATAACCAATCGGTTATATCATACGAGAAATGAATGTGGAGGCGGATATTGAGAAACTTTCTTGATGATTCGATTGTAGAGCATAAATCAAGACCACCTTTGAGATGGATCGCAAATTGGGCGGGATCAATAGCGTCCAAGAATATGCTAGAGCTATCCTATATGGAAGATGAAGGCTTAGATAAAGGATTTAGATATAAGTATTATGGATGGCTATGGGATACATTCTGGCCAATCTACAGCAAATACGGAACCTTCTATAGGTTAAATATGGACATGTCTGGTCCTGGCTGGGATGACTATGATGAGAATGGAGTTCCATACTGGGAAAAGACTGGGACAATAGATCCAGATTATGACTATGATGAATTTCACTGGGACTATATCGATGAAGAAACTGGCGATGCCTTCAAGGTAATAAATTTCGGCGGGAAAGAATGAAATACGCCCTATTAATCCTCCTAGCTATATTCATTATCCTTAATTACTTTGCATGGTTACAACAATGAGTTATCCATTACCCAAAGATCCCCAAATTGCTGCTTACTTACAGCATCTGAAAGAGAGAGATATTAAGCAGGCTTCAGTATGTGAATATTGTAAGTCTCAGTCAACTGGAATAAATTCGGACGGGTACAGAATAATCTTCGTCTGTAATAATCACTATATACCAGATAACCCTAATGTAGTTCATAGAGTATATCCAGAAGGTATGCCAGTCAATCCAGATATGATGGATCCAAATATAGGTGGCTGGAGAATGGCTACAGCTCCTGTAGAAAATTCTCCAGAATAAGGTCCTATATCTTCTATTCCCCCCTCCTTTTTCTCCTCTCTATCAGCCTTATACGGCTTTTATAGTGGAGAATTGTGGAGTAAAGTGGAGCAAAGTGGTTATTCATTAGTAACGAAATGTTATTGTATTATATAAAGATAGTTATATGTGTAATTGAACGATATCCACAGATATGTCGTAATGTTGTGGATAACTTGTGGATAACTATATATGGCAGCATATGTTCCAGGATTTGTCAATAGCTCTCGTAAAAGGCCATTTTGGCCCACAAATACGAGATAAATTTTGACAGATTTTGGATTAAATTGGATCTATTTTGTTCTATTTATATAACATTTTGTTATATTTTCAGGGATTTTTATATATTCCTCGTAAAAGCGCATTCTTGCCCGCTATTATTTAACACAAAAGGTGCAAATCGGACATTTGTCCAACTTGCACCTATGAGGTTTATATTTATTTAGTTAGCGATATTGCGCTGTATGAGTTTCTTTATGTAACTCATTTTCTTTTTCGTGATACTTCTGAATATAACTAATTAGTTCAATTAGTCTTTGTTGTGTATATGGTGGATATGTTGTTGTTATGATATTAGCAAATAATGCTGGATGAAAGTGGTGGTCATTTAGGATTTCTTCTAATTGGTCGATGACTTTGTCTACTTTTGTCCGCCGTCTCATTGTTCCGCCTTTCTATTTTGTGAGATTATATCATGAAGGGCTGACTTGCGCCAGCCCTTGTCTGATCTATTTATTTAGTTCTTGGCTTGCTTGGTCTCAGCAGAAAACTTTACGCCATTCTTTTCCGCCTCCGACAATGCCTGCTTAGCTGCAGCTGAGAAACGGCCACGGCGGCCAACAGTAATTCCCTTTTGAGCTAGATATTCACGCTTTGTTGTCATTTTGTCTATCCTTTCATGATAGGTTTATATTTTATCAGGTATCCACGAATTTGTAAATACCCTCGTAAGAGCATATTTATGCCCCCATACTCGCAGCTTAGTCGGATATGTCCGATTTGTCCACTACGATAATATCATTAGACATGGATGGATATCCATCTTCTAACAAATCTGTTGTATCTGCTTCAAGCTCGTTATCTACATAATGAACTTGAATTGTAGAATCCGTCTCTATTTGGATCCAAGAATGTGTTGCGGCATTGGAGGCAATATCCCATGCCTCCTCCGCATTTGCCGCTTCCACATCAATATAGTATTCAATTAGTTTATCTCCGAAGACTCTGAATTTAGTCATCTAATACATTCCAATCTGGTTCATTTCGTTCATTTAGCCACCCGTCCTCATCTAGAGATACAAGGAAGTCATTCTCCCTCATCCAATCTCTGATAACCTCTTCTATGATTTCCCCGCCAAGGTCCATATTAATACCAAGACCGTCGACGTCATCCCAGAACTTGTCCCAGATTTGTTTTAGAGTTACGCCAGTTGGCACAGCCTCATCTACGTAGTCGTTAACAGCAAGGTCTTCGTATTTATTATTATCATAGATATCCTTGATAATACTGAGAGACCATGTCCAAACCAGGGACGGGAAGACAGGAATCGAATCCAATTTATCAATAACCTCAACAAGGTCCTTGAATACATCATCCCTACGTGTTTGTTCTAATAGATCTAATTCAGCCACGTGCTTTCATCCTTTCGTCGATTGCGAATGCTAATGCATATGTCATTTGGTAAATATAAGTTAGAGCGTCGCATTGGCCTTCCCAGTATTTCCGCTCCATGGAATCAATGGCCTCTTCGGTCTCATCCTCCACACGCTGTGCTTCTTCCAGTTCGTGCTCAGCCTCCAGCAACAACGTCTTCAGGTGCCCGTGCAAGATATCTGTGCCAGAGATACCGTGGTCGACCTGTTTCTGTAGATGTGGCTCTAGTATTAATGTGTTCATACCAACTCCTCCAATGATTCTAGGATGTGCATTGTAGCAGAAACTTGTCCGCTTGTGAAGTTATATTCAATGTCTAATTCAGCAAAATCTTTTGAGGCGGGGTCCAAAGAATCCATACGTTTAGACAACTCCTCTAAGTCTTGATTAAGAGACATTATATGTAATTGAAGATATTCAACTAACTTGCTAGACATTATTCTACCTCCAAATAATCATCATGTTCAGGATTGAGTTCATAGAACTCATTGAATGTTTTTCTGATAAGTGGGTCATTAGACATAAATGCTATTTGGAAATCAGCAAAGTATTGGCTTTCATCCAAATTAGCATTAATCCAATCATCTAGTAATTGGTCTGCTATATCTGAGAATACAGCGTCTCTGACATGGTCAGGTAAATTATCAAATGCTCCGTGTTGCATTTTATATCCTTCCGTCAAATATGCCAGTCGTCCTATATGACGGCACATGTTCTTCGTCCAAGTATATCTTATGGGTCTGACATTCTGCTACATTATCTAGGTCTGCCTCGCCCAACCAATTACATACATTGCAGATTTCTCCACAATCATTGTCGCAGTATTCCATTGTATTTTCTGCATCACAATCTCTGCATTTGTTCTCATATTCTGAATTAGAGATAACTTCACCACGAAGTAATTCCATTTCTCCGCCCCAACCCTGTTCTTCCTCATATGACAAGGTAAATAACAAACTTGGGTATTGTGCAGATAATTTTTGGAGGGCAGGAACAGGTGGTGTCCAAGCAGTATGGAAGTTATAATAAACTACTAGATTCTCTCCATTTTCAGTAGGACCCTCAATATATGTATCTGAATATTTATCATTGTCAGATACAGCAACATCCCATTTTGTTCCCCAATTAGTTATATTCCATGAATACCAAGATTTATCAGTTAATCTTAATTGCTCAGTATCATTCCACCAATTAGGGTCAGATACATCTAAATTAGAACGAGTTAGTTGTGCAACATATTCTAAATCAGTTATACCTGCTTGGCGGTGGTTATAAATATTATAAAAAGCAAATACAGGATTAGGATAAGTAGTCTGAGATACTTCCATTTTGCCAGTTGTCGCATTCCATGAATCATGGAGCATGACGAATGGCTTGTTCATTTGTTTTACAAGGTCATTTACTAATTCAGGATTACCTTCAATTGTAAGACCGTTAAATACCCAATTTGGCATTTTGATTCCTTTCGTTCGGTTGAATGGTCCAATTATACAATGCCCCTCTGACATTTGTAAATATCCCCCAAGTTTCGGGAAATTACATTAGATCTCGTAACAGAGCTATATGGCTCTCAGGCATGCGGGCAAAAGCAAATCCCCCAGGAACCAACTGGGGGATGAGACAAGTAGGGCTGCTAGTCAAACGAAAGGAATTAAGTAAACACTGCTTTACTTAGCGACTTGGCGAATGCCTATAGCCGCACCCTACATTTAAATGGGCCTAAGCCGTAGATTAATTATACCAGAATCGGGGCGTCGGTATATTTCTCTACAAATGCTCGCAGGTCCATGGTGAAGAGAGCGTCATTCTTCATACCCCGAACTTTGTTGTCCAAGTTATAAAATGAATCTTCTTCATGAAGACTAAACGTCATCTGTGTAAAATCGATTACTGGAATTTTGTGCTCGTTGTCACCGATTTCGTTGACATGGAGCCCCCATCCTGTCTCAAAAGACCAACCGTCGCCAATCATGTTACTGATTACGATACGTGTTGCATATGAAGGGTCCGACCAGCGAGGCTGTGCTTTTGCAACCGCCTCTGCCAAATTGGCAAGCATGTTATGGCCTGCCCAATGTCCGTACAGTACAATTGTATTTCCGTTCGGTTGTACAAAACCGAAATTTGCTCTATCTCCCACCGTTATACCTCTTCCTTTTCTAGTTGTGGTGTTTCTTCCTTACGGTCTAAGTCTACTATTTCGTAGGCCCATCCGTCAAGTGTCTCTTTATATTTATTCCTGTGGTGGCCACAGAAATATAATTCCCCGCTAGTACCTCTAGCCAAGAATAATGCTTGAGCTGAACATGAATCACATTTGATCCATCTAGTTAGATCCTCAGAGGTCATTGTTCAATGTCCCAAATTCGATTTTGTCTGCGATATCGTCCATTATTTGTCCCTCAGCACCGTCTATGCAGTCTGAAGCCCATGCACGGATATTGTTAATAATTACTTCACGAGTAAACTTAACGCCATCCTCAAAACCATCTTTGTAGTCCATGCTACCTCCTATAGCCTGTTGGCTCATAATCTGACTCCACTAGTATATCTAACTTATACTTGGAAATCAAGGCTGAGACTTTTTCTATATTGCCCGTCCCAATATCAAATACATTAGAATCAATCCAATATGGGTCAAGTCCAGCAAACTCTGCTTCCCAATACGCCGCTTTGAGGGCGGCGGTATTAGGAGCACGTAGTTGATAATACATTTAGTTCCAGTCCTGACTATCAACTAAATCAATATCCCATGAATCTACATTAGTATTGAAATCATTTGAGTCGACTGAAAGATTATCTGATAGTTCGTAGCGAATATCAAAGTCTTCAACATCTTCAAGATTAACTAAAGTAGTTCCAGATACAGTTAATGTAACTGTCCAAGACATTTCCTGTTGAGGAGTATGGTCTAGAATTGTGCAAAGGTCTCTGAGAACTTCTGCCTTATCTATCGTATCAGAATACCAACTATCTGTATTTAGATTATCAATAATCTGTCGAATTGTGCCTTGTGAGCGTTCTAGCCATTCATCACGATATTGTGCTTTTCTAAACATCTCGCTGATGTCTGCACGATTTAGTGTATGTGGCTTGAGTTC